ATTTTCATTAATTGTATATTGTGGAGTAAATGGAAGTGGTGCTGGTATATATGAAGAAACAATATTTGAATCAGTAGAGTATGTAGATAAAGAATCATTATCTGCCCTTATCTTAAATTGATATTCTTTTCCTCTGCCATCTGTACCTATAATACTATAAGGAATGCTAATAGATGTATTTAATGCCGTTGCACTACCAACATTTCCTGTTGCTATGCCCCACCCATTTGTAGTAAAGTTTGATGTTGACCAACTTATTGCATATCGTTCTACAACAGTATTTGCTTGTGTAGGAGTTGGTGCCGTCCAAGAAAGTGTTACTCCGTTGTTTTCATGAATAACAGATAAATTAGTTGGAGCATTTAAAGATGGTGGAGGTGGAGGTGGTGGTGTGGGATCGGTTAAATAAAAAACACTTGATGGAACTAATTCGTCTCCAGAACCTTCATCCCAATATAGTTCAACCCATGCTCCACCACCATTTTCATAATACCAAAATATGAATGGATATCCTACGTTTGCTTGTAAAGTTACTTCTTGACTTCTAGTTCCGCCTCCACCTTTATCAACCCAATCATTTATTAAAACTGTATTATTAAAAGTAAAGTGTGTTCCATCGTCTGCTGGAGCATAAAAAGTCACTGTTTTTGTTACTGGAGACATTATATAGCCAGTAAACTTAACTTCAACATCTTCAAATATATTGCTTAAAACAGGTCCAGAACCCCATTGAAAATTAATCTCAGGAACTGTTGTAGTATTTACTATAATATTGCTTGTGTAACATGGTCTTGGAGGTGCTGCGTTCCAGCCCTGACAATTATAAACTTCAGCAGTTATGCCATTTGTATTGGCGTGGGCAGGCTCACTATAACCAAAAAAAGATGTTGCAACAACTATGCCCATAACGGCAAGGATTCGGGTAATCCTTCTCAATTATCTCTCCTAGTCAAACGGGTAGTTTGATAGGTATATTATAACATTATATTAAAAAATGAGCAGTTTTAAGACGTACTCAGGTCTATTTTTTTACTTGATTTTAATTGATTTTGGTTTCTTATCTTCTGGAACAATGCGTTCTACATTAACAGAAAGCATTCCATTTTTAAATTCAGCACCAACTACTTCCATATATTCTCCAAGAGCAAATGTTCTTGTGAATTTACGAGTAGCAATGCCTTTGTGAATTGTTTCAGCAGCATCTTCTGTTGTAACTTCACCCTTAACAATAAGAGTTCCATTATCTACAGAAACATCAATATCCTTTTTATCAAATCCTGCTAATGCAAGATCAACACGATATGTGTCTTCGTCTACCTTAAAAATATTGTAAGGCGGATATGATTGATTTACTGCTGCTGTATGTACTGAATTTAAACGGTCCAATGTTCGATTGAAACCAATAAAAAATGGATCCTTAAAAAGATCCATAGCATATGTTGTTACCATTTTATTTCTCCTTTTCAGCGAGTTAATTTATATCCCCGTTAGGCGGATACTATATTATTATAGCACAAAGGGCAGGTATATTTCAACCTGCCCCTTGATTTTGTAGTATTACTTTGTCTTCTTTAGAAGAGCAGCATACTTCTTTTGTAGTGACTTAAGAGCAGCGTTTGCTTTTGCAAGGTCTGCTTTAGCCTTTGCTAGTTCTGCATCAAGCGCAGCCTTTGTTGTAGCAGCAGTCTTTTGTACAAGATCAACACTACCTAGAGCCTGTGCAAGTTCTGCCTTTGTCTTAGCGTGTGCAGTCTTTTCTGCAGCAAGTTCTTCTGTAGCCTTAGCAGCAACAGCCTTTAGGTTTGTTACCTCAGAAGCAAGGTCAGATACAGTAACAAACTTAACTGTTGACTTATTTGCAACAGCAAGGCCTTCAACGTCAGTGATTACTCCAGGAAGCGCAATGCTTACTGCAGCCTGTCCAGCAGTTGCAGAATACTTTGTGCTGAACTTAGAAAGTCCAGTTGTTGCATCAGATGCTGTAGCAGCAACTTCAATTGTTGCACCAATTACGGTAACAGTAGGTGTAACTCCAGCAACAATATTGCCAAAGATGTCAGTTACCTTAACTGTATTTTCTACAATGCTTGCAGTGCTTACATCAGACTTAACTGTTGCTTCAAGATTATATGCGGTACCTGCTGTACCCTTTACATAATATGTAAGAGTGTTTGGACCGTTAACAATTGTTACTGTTCCAACTTCAGTAGTTGTTGTATAAACAAAAAACTCTGCTGTTGTGCCAGTTCCAACATTAATAGTTAGTGTAGAAGAACCAGACTTTGAGGTTACTGGAACTGTAGAAGTGTGTAGTGCTGAAACAACTGCAGCCTTTGCTGTTGTTACAACAACTGATGTTCCTGCAACAATGTTTGTCAGCGCAAACTTAACTGCATCTGCTGCCTCAACCTTATTGTCTGCTGGAACTGCAGCAACCGCAGCACCTGCGATTGTATTAGCATCGTTGTCTGCAACTGTGTTTACAGAAACAACAACGGTAGGAACGTTAGCGTGTGCTGGAGTTCCAACTGCCATTGAACCCAAAAGTGCTGCAGACACAATGAGGGCGATCTTCTTGAATGATTTCATTCATTTCTCCTTGTTTTCGTTATTTATCTGACTTTTCGCCAGAATTCTATTATAGCAGATGTCACAATCTATAGCAAATTGAACTTGTCTAAAAACTCTTTTACATCATCTGGCATATCATTATTTCTTTCTGCCTCACGTTTTTTCATATCTTGACGCATTCTTTCTCTATTAGCATCTGCCCAAGTATATACATCAATTTCTAAATTATTATCTTTTGGTGTATATGATATTGCTCCAAAAGCAGCACCACAAACAGCATCTGCTAAGTCCTTAGAAGATTTTCTAGGGTGATCTACACGATTATTTTTCATAATCTTAAGTTCTGACAATTCTTCTAATAACAATGGTATTTGTGGCATAACAATTCTTTCTTCATAAACCAACATTGCCAAGTCTTCGTAATGTTTTTTAGCAACTGAAACTGTATCAGTATCTATATTTACCGCTCTTAGTTCTTGTTGAATATCATAAGACTGCCATCTATCAAATGTAACCTTGCCAATATTGAATCCTAATCTTCTTAAATTAATAATCCAATTTTTTACTTCACTAAGATTAACTGGCCCTTCTTTTTTAGGCTCCCACCAAGCAACGGCATCTACAACTACTATTGGTGCAACCTGTTCATAATCTTTAATTACCTGAAGATTAATCCATTTTTCAACATGTGCTATTGCAACCGCACACTTATCATGTCTTTGTGCTAAGTCAGCATGAACATAATATGTTTTGTTTGGGTCTGGAGTAAATCCAGGATCAAATCTTCTAAACTCATCTACTGGATTTCTAGATGTCATGCAGTGTTCTAGTTTTTCTTTTTGTTTAAAAAATGCATCCGAAGAATATGTTGGCATACAAAGAAAACGCATCATTGCATCACCATAATCATTATAGAATGCAATTTTAAAATCTTCAATACTTCTTGTTGGATTTACTTCCCATGTAGGTCTTTTAAGCGCCCAAACTCCAGGATATTTATATGAAAGAATATGGTCTTCTTCCCACTCAATCTCTAGTGTGTTATCTGGAGTATCACCAACAAGAGGATTGATTATATATTTATGAGATTTATGAATTATATCTTTATCTGCAATCACACTATCATATTTTTGTGAAATAAAATCGCCTTGATATCTAGGAAATGAAAGCAAAACAACTTTTCCTAAATCTGGAAAACGAGAATCAATTGTTCCTCTAAATGCTTTATATATATTGTCTGCTGTTTTGCCCTGTTCATTTCCAGTTCCAACCTCACTAGCAAAACCTGAAATTTCATCAAGAACTGCTAAAAGTAAGTTAAGACCTTCATGTGATTCTCTTTCAGAGTGTCCAGAATAAACTGTAATAGATTTATCAAATTCAATTGAATCTACCTTTGCATTATACTTACCTGCAAACCAAGGAGACTTTTCTATTTTTGTTTTGAATCCCTTGAAGAAAACATTCTTTGCTTGTTGGGCGTTGATAGCAACGTTAATAAGGTCAATTGCATCCCCAGACGGTTTACCAAAATATTTCGCGGGGTCTTTAAGACAAAGTAACTTATAAACAATATAGGCACAAGCCACAGTCGAAGTGAAGTCCTTGCCACTACCCTTCCCAAGTTGTAAAATAATTTCGTTCTTTGT